CGGTTTACATAGGTTGCAATAGCAGTCCATAGGAGTGCTGTTACAAATGATCCAAACACGGACGCGCCGAACCAGCCCCAAAATCCTTCCATTAGAACGGGATATCATCGAAGCTGTCGTTCGCGTTTGCGGCAGCCTCGGGCTTCTTGTATCCCTCACCTGCGCCGCGTGCCTTGATCAGGAGATCAAAGGTGCGTGCGGTGATCTGGAGTTGGGTCTTCTCCTCGCCGTTGCGAGTCTTGAAGGTCTTCACGGATGGCGAACCATCGACGTGGACAAGGTCACCCTTATCAAGCAGTGTACTAGCGATCTCTGCCTGGTTTCCCCAGACGGAGACATCGAACCAGTCGGTCCGCTCCTCACCCTTGATCTTCTCCTTCACGGCCACCGAGAATGAGGTGACCTGCTTGCCGCCCGTTGTTGCTCGAAGCTCTGGCTTCGCACCGAGTCGACCGATAATCATGATCTTCTTCATGCTACTTCTCCTGTACTACTATTAACCTGATGTACTCAGGCTCTTTTCCGAATTGCATGTCCCAAACCCGAGGGAGGAACGCACGGTCATTCACTTGAATAGCCGTTGCAACCGAATCTAAGGTCAACTTTAGCATATTGTCCGCGTCCATGGGTCGCTTGAGTTGCGCCCAAATATCGATGACCGTCCGCTTTTTGTCGACCGCTTTCCAACGAGCGGCTTTCGCCACCCACGACACATGCGCTTCGACATGTTCTTTCCATGCCTTAGCGTCCCGTGTCATATAAATAATGCCACCGCCCCGTGCGCGATATGCGCGGTTCCACGATGGTGGCCTGCCTGGGATTGTGATGTCAAGAACTGGCCCCCAGTTTTCCAAGGGAAATGCGCTGGTCTTCACCTCCGACGCGAACGGCCCGACAGGTGTGTTGAAGCCGAGAGACAAGGGCTCCGTATCCAAGCTCGTCAAGCTCTCCAAGGGTCCTGTTGGTCGTTGCAATGGTGGCACGCATATTACTATACCTGCTTTCGACCAGTACGTAAAGACGTTCGGCTGCCCAATCTGTGGCTTTTTCCTTGCCAAGGTCATCAAGGATGACGACGGAGGCATCGCCAAGGCAGAAATCGAAGAGGCTCTGGACCTCTGAGTCGGTGTACTTGAACGACTGGCGAATGCGGTCAAGGAAGAGCGGAACGTTGAGGAATCGCACGCCCGTGAGTCCGTTCACCATCTTCTCCTTTGCCGAAGCAATCGCCAAGTGCGTCTTGCCAGTACCTGGGGTCCCAACGAACAGCAAGCCGCGATCCGTGAGGGGCTGCTTTGCCCACTCCAGCGATGCGTCGTAGGCAATCTGCGTCTCTGGATTCACCTTGAACTCAGAGAGCGTCACCCGCTGGTATCGCGGTGGGATCATCGCATTGTCCATGCGCTTGGCAAACGCTACGGAGTCAGGCTTGTCGCCCCACTCAATCATCTTTCGATTTTCAAGATTCATCATCCCTCCAATGCCGCATCGCGGACAGATGTCTTTACTGGCTCCGAGCGTCGCCGCTGGATGCCAGAGAGATACGAAATCGGATCTCCTTTGACGCCGCGAAGCGCAGTATCGCAGGTTGCTGACATTAGCGCAAGCAGCCCCCCTGGAAAGTCCTTGAGCATCTTGGCAATGCGACCGTAGTCAGCCTGCTTTGGCATCGTTCCAAACATCGCGCCCATGAACTCGCCGTATTTTCCTGCCATATTGCCGCCAGAGACGATGTAGGTGTGCCACTCCTGCAGTGAGCGGTGCTTTACCTGATTCTCTGCGTTGTCGCGCAGCCCTTGGGACTCTAGGCGCTCTCGGGCAGCCTTTGCGCGCTCCGCAAGCTGCACTGCGTCAGCAGGATCGGACAACTCCTGGTAGTGCTCCCAGTCATGAACAATCAGTCCATCTAGCAGTCCAACCTGGCGGAAAATAGGCAGAAACTTGACGTTCTTAGCGCCAATGTATGCCTCTACGTGGTCATCCGACTCGAAATACCCACCGGTCTCTGAGGCAGCGCACAGCAACGTAACCCACGCCCAGCGCGCATCGTTGCTAGGTAGTCGCCACATCTTCCTGTGGCGAGGGAGTCCGCTGTAGCAGCGCCAATAGTGGCGGTCGTTTGTGAGTTCCTCTACGGGAATGATTGGGGACACTCTTTCCTCCTTAATCCTCCATGTCCGGCCAGAGCCCTGGCTTTAGTGAGGGGATGAGATTGTAAATCTTCTTGCGGGAATCTGGCAACTGCTGCGGGTGGCTTTCCCACTTGTTGCAGACTGGCTTGAACTCGCACGTCGCATGAGCGAACGCGGTCGGGTTCGGATAGATTGCGCCCTTCTCTACGGCGTCAAGCATTGCCCGAGCACCGACGTACAAGCGATCAGAATCGTCTTGCGTTCGGTATGTAATCCTGCGATCAACAAGTGGCCCCTTAGCCGTCTTGCTGATGATGTTAAACGTTACCGATGGCTCGTGACCAAAGTTATCGCGGATTGCGTTAGCGTACGCTGTTGCCTGGATGTCGCGGTGCTCTCGCTCTTTTTCCCACTTCCTGTCGGAAGTCTTGTGCTCTACAACATCGTTGCCGACGGTGATCATGTCCATCTGGGTCTTGAGCCTAACCGGCAGCTTACCAAGTCGGCTGTGCTTCACTTCGGAGTACAGCGTCTCTTCAACTGCCTTTGCCTCCCAGTCGTCACCGATCGTGATGGCCTCACGGAGCATCTCTTCTCCGTTGATTGCCTCACTCAGGATGTCGCGGGTTGCCTCGGCGGACCAGTCAACCTTTGCAGACTCTTTTGACCAAGTCTTTCGGTAGTAGTCCATCGTTACGCCAATGTCGCCAGTCTTCTTGGTGCCCATGACTGGGTGATACCAGCGCTGCAGCCCTGCGTGCACCGATGTGCCTAGCGCAAAGTACGGCGTGGTCTTATCTGTCCACATCCCAAGGCGGTACTTGTACCACCAGCGCAGCGGACACGAGAGAAACTCTCGGATCTCGCTGACGCTAAAGTAGTCTGGATTACGCTCGGGAATCAAGAAGCGATCTCCCCACGGCGAGCCTTGAACTTCTTCAAGAGGTACTCGCGGTGAACGTCGTCAATTTCCTGACCGTTCAGATTGGACTCGTTGATGTTTCGACCAATGGTCGTAAGTTCATCAAGTGTCTTCGCGGCGTCAAGCCCGTCCATAAACTTCTGGACATGCTCTGGGAGGACAACGTCTTCGGCGGGGAATACTTCCGCAACTGACTTCGCCGTTGGCTTGGTGCTGCCGCCCTTTGACTTGATCTCGTCATCCGAAGCGATTCGCTTCGATGGGAGTCCAGCCATCACGAGTGCTCGGCCCACTGCCGAAGTCTCGCAGTTCTCAATCTCTGAGCCGCGGGTGTACGGAGTTGCCCCTGGGATCTGCATGGCGCTATGGCCAATGCCTGCTGGGCGATCGTCCACGAAGCCAAGCTTTTCGTCAAGCCCGTTGTCTTCCTTGACGCCGCGATATGCACGCGCCTCAATAACTACGCGCTTTTCGTTATGCTCAATAATGCGCGTCTCAATGCGGGCGTTCGGGTATGCCTCGTACCATGCGCGGATGCGCTCTGCGACATCCACGTAATCCTTAAGTGCGCTCTTGTCAAATGCCATTTCAAGCCCCCTTACTCAACTCTCTATCCAAATCGCTGAAAAGCAAGTGCTCCTCAACGCTCAAAAACGCTGCGATTTTTGCCCGCAGGTTCTTAGAAATTGGCGCCTGTCCGTATTGTACCTGATTCAGGTATCCAATCGTCACGCCGAGATGCTTAGCGATGTATCGCCGCTTCATCCCCGTTTCCTTTAGCAGCGTCCAGACCATTCCAGTGCGCTTCCGCTGCATGATCCTTCTTGCTTCCCACTCTGGTCCAGATTGCTTCATTTTGCCTCCGCTTTCCTCTTGGCCCTTGCGGCTCTTTTTTTCGCGTTGATCTCTTCCCTGTGAAGACTATAATACTTTCTCATGTTTTGCAAATACTGGTCTCGGTGCCGTAGGTACTTAGCGGCTTGGTGGGCCTTTTCTTGCTCCGGGGTTCTTTTGCCCCTAGTCTTTTTTGCCTTAGTCCTTGGTGGCCTCTTGCCCTCAGAGATGCAGGCAATGCAAATTAAACTAGCATCGCTGCTAAAGAAATCTGGGCCAGTCGGCCAAGATTCATTGCAGGATAGGCAGACCCTCTCTTCGCTATCAATAAGCAGCATCTTCGCTATTCGAAGCTGTCCGAAAAATCTTCACCGGACTGGATTCCAATCCACGTCATCGCGGCCTCCGCAATGCCTTCTTGAGCAGCAGCAAGATCTTCTCCGTGAAGGCCGAGCTTCTCAACAGCCTCTGAGGCTGACTGGGCCGCAAGGAATGCCTGCGACTCTGGCTCTGTGACATCAGCCTTAATCGACATGACGCGCTTAATAGCCTTCTGGAACTCTTGGCCCCCTAGTAGGTATAGTACTTCACTGCTCATAGGATGATACTACTTGGTCAGGTCGGCACCTGTCAAGGGCCTACCTGTGGAGCAAGACAAGTGATAGGACTTGCCGTTCTTAAATATGATCGGGCCAAGGCTCTTGACTGCCGCAATCTTCTCCCGCCTGTCCTTGTTAGGGCATTTGGGGTGAGAGCAGACGTTTGCCCCAATCCCGCGCTTAATCATTCTGTCCATAAAATTTCTCCAGATACTCTATGATCTTTGGTCTCCAGGTCTTGCTGGCTTCCGTTTTAATTCTGTGATGAAAGCCGCAGATGGCAACAAGGTTCTCCTCGATCGATGGACCCCGCTTGCCAAACCCACTAGATACTACATGATCTAGCTCAACAGGACCTTTTGTCCCCGAGCCAAATTGTGTTCCGCACTCCTTAGGCATGCCAATCCTTGGGCCGATGCAGGTCTTGTCTCTCTTTATGACGGCACGGCGCAACTCAGGAGTGACGGGGTCTTTATGCGCCATTACTTCTTGCGCTTGGTTTTCTTGGCGGGCTTCTCTAGCGCGGGGGCCTCAAGCTCTGCTTTTGTTATCGGCTTAACGTTATTCGCCTTGATGATCTTGCACGGCAAGCAGAAGCACGGCTGGGGGTGGTAAAACTTGTCCGCCATTACTTCCCTTCTTTTGCCTCAACCGAGCGCATCACCCGGTTGGCATAAGAAACTCCGGCATCGCCGCCCCACAGGGCCCATGCAATTCTGCCAGCCGAAGGGAAGCCCTTCTGGCCAGGCTTGAATCCCTCGCCCTTCTTGTCGACAAGGTGTCGGGCAAGATAGGCGCGCATCTTGCGGACTCGCGCAACAGTCATTCGGTTTCCAATGAGCATTCGTGCCGTCAGCTGCCCAGGCCCAATGCCGCCACGACCAAACTCCTTGCGCCAGTCAAGTCCTCGCTGAGCCTCTGCTTTAACGGCGGCAGGAACATCAAGATTAATTTTTCCATCTGCCTTGCTGATCTCAATCGACTTTTCGCTAAGCCCTGAAAGGCCGTCGCCAACTGCGCCAATCGTGCAGACCACTTCATTGCCCTCTCTTGCAATAATTGACGCGGCGTACTTCTTGTAG